ATAATTTAATCACAGGTCAAGGTTCGTTTGGAGCAATATATTTAAATGTTTATAGTCAATTGCGAGATCAAGTTTCAGGAACTGGAAGTGTAGAATATACAGTCTGGGCGCATTTAGAGGATGTTGATGTTCAATATCCAACAGGTGCGGCTATTTTTACAGGTTCAGCTCCAAATTTCACAAATTTAGCTCAAAAATTGAACGCGGGTATTATGACAGAAAAAGAAGTAGTCGAAATGTATAAACAATCAACTTTTAAGAAGAAACCAGCTCGTATTTTTGCTCAATCAAGTTTCGAATTAACTCAACTTAAAAATAATAATTCAACATCTCAAGGTTTAGGACAAATTTCTGAAGGTTTAAATTCTTTATCAAAAATTCCTGTGATTGGAAATTTATTTACTAGACCCGCCTGGATCTCAGCACAAGCATCGAATATTTTCAAAATTTTAGGTTTTAGCAAACCAACGGTGCAAGGACTTCCATGTGAAAGTAAATTGCGTGGTCAAACACGCATGGCGAATTATGATGGTGCTGATACATCTCACAAATTAGCTCTTTCATCAACTAACGAAATTGAAACTAAGAAAGGATTGTCAGGAACAAATGTAGATGAAATGGCTCTATCACATCTTTTATCTATTCCTAATTTTTGGGACACTTTCACATGGCCTTCAACTGGTACAGGTTCTGATACTGGTTCTGTTCTTTGGAGTAATTATGTTACTCCGTTTAAAGTCAAACCTTATTCAACAACTATAAATAATCGATTTCGAACAACACATATGGGTTATGTAGCAAATTCTTTTGGTATGTGGCGTGGTAGTATTGTTTATACATTTAAATTTGTAAAAACTCAATTTCATTCTGGACGTTTGCGTATTAGTTTTATTCCATTTTATTTTAATTCAAATATTTCGACAGGAGTTCCAAACGTGTCAAGAACGCAGAAAATAATAGTTGACCTTCGTACATCAACAGAAGTCTCTTTTACAGTGCCATATGTATCTTCTCGACCATGGATGTATTGCATTAGACCAGAATCATCATGGTTAAATAATGGAACGGAAACAAATCAATCTCTTATGTATAATGCAGTCACCGGTATAGTCCGTGTTGAAGTTTTAAATAAATTGGTTGCAGCAAATAATGTTTATCCATCTATTGAAACAATTGTTGAAGTTAATGGAGGACCAGACTTAACATTTGCAAATCCAACTTGTCCATCGTATATCCCATATGGTGGTGTTCTTACAGCAGCAGTTGATCAAAGAGTAGAAGAAGAACATGAGAAAGAGTATAGTGTTGTAAGACCGAAAGCTCAAATGTCTCTCATGAGCGCAAACCAAGCTGTTCCAAGAAATGAAGCTCAGCAGGGAGTTCATCCAGAATCCATCGATATGCAAACAAGCGATTCAAATGGGTCTCCAGAAGCACATTGTACTGGTGAGAAAATAATGTCGATTCGGCAATTGATTAAAAGGTTTGGTAAAGTAGATGCAGGATCTCTCACATTGAATAATAACACTACAGAAAATTCTATAGTTCTAGCTCCTTTTTCACAACCAAAAGCTACTACAACGATAGCTTCAACTCGTAATATGTCACAATTAGATTATTACTATTATTTATATGCTTTTTGGCGCGGTTCTATGCGCTTCAAATTGATTTCAGAAACTTTTGCTTTGAATGGTACAACAGTGACCACTCCTCGTTCTAAAAGTAATTTTTCTTGGGATATTTCAATGTTTAGTTCAATTCAGGATACAATGAACACTTTGGTTGGCTATTTTTCATCAACTCTTAACATTGCTACGACAGCTTTGCTTGGTCCTAGCGTTCAAAATTCGGAATCTTCAAATATTATTGTTGATCCATCAGTAGAAGGTGTTGTGGAATTTGAAGTTCCTTATTATAATATTTCACATATTTCTCCAGCAACATTGTATACTGATACTGAACGAGCATTAAATATTCAAAATATGTTAAAAGGTCACATTCCTCCGTGTTGTGTTACTTTAACACCACGAACTGCAACTTCAGCTTCTAATCAAGTTTATGCAACTCTATGGAAAGCTCCAGGAGATGATTTTTCTTTATCTTATATTGTAGGAGTGCCCATTTTAACTAATTTAAGTCGTGTTTAACACGCAACTCTTTAGCAATTTTTATTTTCACAAAATTTTAAAAATTGTAAATTCAAAATCCAAAATAGTAAATATGGAACAAATTTTGTAATTTTTCTAAAGTTTTAACAGTTCATTACTACCCCTTTACCAACGGGTATTTCCAAAATTTTTGTTTTTTCGAAGGACACACTTTGTGTTTTTCTTTCTTTTTAAGTCAGAGTCCTTCGGGACTAACAGGTTTTCTCACTTTTCCCTGTGAACTGACGGTAAGTGATTTTTCTAAAATTTTGGTTATAGTTGTTTTTCCAAAAAAAAAAAAC